ATTAGTAGAAGATATCCGCAGCAGAGAGGGGCGCACTGCCCTGATCTTGGCCGCAGGCAATACACAGTTTGCTGGGTTAAATAAAGACATCAAACCAACGCAGCTTAGCTACAATTACAAGTTTGCACACTTGACCTTGACGCAAGTCTATGCCGGCACATTGGCAAGAATGTTCGGCGCGGAAGATATGATATTGACTGACGCAAGCGCATGCGCATCAAGTCTCAAAGTCATGATGGATGTGCAGATGTTATTTAACATGTATCGCTTTGATCGCGTTGTGGTGGTATCAGTAGAAGACCAGGTCAGCAATACCGTATTAAAATTCTTTGGTGAATCTAAAGCAGTATTGACTAAAGAACAGGATGACGCCGGTGTGCTACCGTCTGCTTTTGATGGCGTAAACCATGGCTTTCATATTGGCCAGGGCGCTGTGATGGCAGTCTTTGAGAATGCACGTTATGCCAAGAATCCAGCAGCCCGTTTAGTTAGCTCATACAACGCCTCAGAAAAAAGCACCAACGCAATTGGTCAACGTGAAGATGGTGAGGGTTTTATAAAAGCGGCATACGGCGCGCTAAAACATGCCAACATGAGTCCGCGACATATTGATATAGTAAAGACACATGGCACCGGCACACATTCAAACAATGTATCAGAGCGTAACGCATTAAAGACAGTCTTTGATCACAACTTTGTAGCAACATCGTTCAAACCAAGTATTGGTCACACGATGGGCGCATCCGGTTTGCTAGAGACTTGTTTGTTACTAGACAGTATGAAGAAGGGTCTAGTACCAGCAATTGCCAATCGTACAAGGCGTGATCATCAGTATCTGTCCTATCCATTAGAGATGACGGGGCAGCATAGAATTTTAAGTTTAGCAGCAGGTATGGGAAATATTTATTCAGCAGCAATTTTTGACACACAGGTATGATAAAAAAAATAAAAGCCGTAGCGCCAAGACTATCTGACGAAGATCTCGATCCAATTGAAAAGGATGACAGTAACGATCTAAATTTTCCAACCCTGATAGAGGGATGGCTGCCTTGGGACGCCGAAGATATTGCAGATATCCGTAGATTAATTTCTGAACGTCTGCCACCCAAACAGCAGTTTATCTTGGAGGCATTCTTAGACGGATTAAACTACACAGATATCTGTGTTACCGAAAAGTATTGGCGTTATCATTTTTCACGCGGCGTCGAGTTTATCAAGAAAGAATTAAAGCTATGAGTCATTTTATTGTCGAGCACAAAATTAAAGGCTACTATGTTATGGAGACGCTTACTGGTGTGGAGGATATCGACACTAGCCGCTTTAAAGATTTACTGGGAATCTGGGTGTGTGACAGCATGGAAGAGTTACAGATTATGGAAAAACACCTTAAGGAGATGAGAGATGCACGATCCAGTAAACCGGCCTAAACACTACACTAGTCATCCGTCAGGCATTGATTGTATTCAGATTACAGAGCATATGGGTTTTAATCTTGGTAACGCCATTAAATATATTTGGCGAGCTGATTTAAAGAATGACGCAGTAGAAGATTTAAAGAAAGCAGCATGGTACATTGACCGAGAATTAAAAAAGCGAACAAATCATGAAGAGGAGTGTGGGAAATGATTGTAGAAATTGATGACGAATTTGCAGATCAAATAGTAAGCAAGGCAATTATTCAAAGTTATATTTGGTGCACAGAAGATGTAAAACGTGCCAAGAAAACACCAGGCTCTTATCATGAAGACGATATTGCTATGTGGGAAAAATTGATCCCGGCCCTGGAAGAAGTCGGACGTTACTTTACCTATGACTTTGACAATGCAGTCAAGAAGGCAAAGAAAGAGATGAAGAAATGAAATTTTTCAGCGAATACGATCGTTTTGATTTAGAGCAAGACATCATTAAATTGTGGGAGACCAATGAGGCCATCGCTGAATTGATTCGTCAACATTTAGATCGCCCAATTAAAGGCTTTGATGAGGATGAACTGGCAAACCGCCTGCAAGGCATTGAGTATGTCAATGATTTAAAAATTCAAAGACTGTGGGATGGATTTGAGATGATGATCAAGAATGGTGGATTCACAAGTAAGTACGCAGTACCTGATTCAGATGTAACAATTAAACCAAAGAAGAAAGGAAGTAAAAATGACTGACACAGTAGATGTACCAGCAAAAGAAGTAGATCCATTAGCAGACAAAATTATGACATTGAAGTTTAGTGTAGGTGATATTAATGGCATTATTAATGCACTTAATCAACCATGCCAAACTCCTGTAGTTTTATTGGCTAATATTATTGCGGCGATCCAGGCACAATGCGCACCACAGATTGATGCGTTAAATACCAATGCAACAACGGAGAACCCAAGTGAACCTCAAGCAACTGCTTAAACGTGCTGGTGTCAGCAATGACATCATCAAAGAAGTAGAACGCAAGGCTGCACGCACAACGGCAGAGCAGGAAATTGAGCATCAAGAAAAGGCCGCAGCAATGGCCAAGATGATGCTCAATGACGTTTTGCCTCATCTGCGCAAGGCTATGGATACCCCGGTGCCATCAAAGCCCAAAAGAACAATCATTATTCCGGATTAGGGCGCTTTCGGTAGGCATTTTGCATTAATATAGATAGGACTCGCTGTGAAGCGCTCCTCGCGGGTGACTTAAAACGCCACCCCGCATTTGTCCGGGGACGCTCGGACGCCACAAGTACGGGGAGGTGACTTGACCCCTGGCAGATCGGAAAGACGATCACTTACACATCATACACACAGGAGAATTATATGAATCCATTTGAATTACGTTTTTCCATTTTCAACACCGCTAAGGATCTTTTAGTTAAACAGCATGAGGCCAACCTGGCTGCATGGGACTTGCTTAACAAGACATCAAAAGAAGTATCCGAATTAGCGCCTAAGTTTCCTACCATGGAAGAAATCATTGACAAGGCCGTTGAAATTAACAAGTTTGTCAGCGATACCAGCCATAATGAAGTCGTTAAAGTAGCAAAACGATTGACTGGCACCACGGTAATATTCTAAGCGTTACCAGCCCCTTTAGTTAAATGGTATAACGCTAGATTTGTAATCTTGAATTGTTAGTTCGATTCTATCAAGGGGCACCAACTCAATAAGGAATATTATGGCAACCAAACCCGGCCTATATGCAAACATCCACGCCAAACAAGAGCGCATCAAAAATGGCTCAGGCGAACGCATGCGTAAACCTGGCACAGCCGGCGCCCCAACCAAACAAGCATTTGTTGAGTCTGCTAAAACTGCCAAGAAGGCAACCGGCGGCTCAGTAAAACACGACAAGCCAATCGCCCACAAAACCACTGGCTCAGGAAAGACATACAACCCTACCGAAAAGGGTGCAGGTATGACAGCCAAGGGTCGTGCAGAATACAACCGCAAGAATAATAGCAACCTAAAAGCACCAGCACCCCACCCAAAGACAGAATCAGACAAGGGCCGTAAGGCATCGTTCTGCGCTCGCATGGAAGGTGTTGTAAAGAAAGCAAAAGGGCCAGCCACAAGAGCTAAGGCATCATTAAAAAACTGGAACTGCTAATGGCAACCAAAAAATCACCAGCAAATAAAAAGACATTCACCAAAGAGATGGCCGAGATTATTTTAGATCTTGGTAAGCAAGGTGCGTCTCAAAAAGCTATGTATGCCGCTGTTGGCATCAGTAAAGCTACGGCCGCTAAATGGAAACAAGATGATCCAGTGTTTGCTGAGACGATGGATCTTGCCACAACATATGGCCAGGCTTACTGGGAAAATATGATGCTGGCAAATATTGATAACCGCGGATTTAATTCACGTGTCGCTGAGATCGCATTACGGGGCCAGTACCCCGAGGATTACAAAGACAATCGTGAAGTCAAAGCAACAGTAAAACAAGAAGTCACTATCGATTTCAACAAAGAAATTCAAGAGTTAATCAACTCACTAAAAGAGTAGTACCATCAACGGACGAATCGGGTAGCTCCCCTGCCAGTTCCCTAACTGGCTAGTCCACCAATTTACTTGAGGGAAGTATCAATGAAGACGTGCTTTAGGTGCAAGACACAAAAATCATTCTTAGAGTTTTATCCCGATAAAACACGCAAAGGTGGATTTTCAACATATTGCAAAGCCTGTCAGGCAAAGTATTACAAAGAAAATCGGATTGAAAAATTAAATAAGGCACGTACTAGAAATTATGGTATAACCTTAGAAGAATTTAATAAAAAGATAATTCAACAAAATAATGCCTGCGATATCTGCAAGCTGCCTTTTGTACCCCATAAAAATCCTTGTGTGGACCATAACCACACCACTGGCAAGGTGCGTTCCTTGTTATGCACACACTGTAACGCGGGAATAGGGCACTTTAAAGAATCCATACAAATTATGCAATCCGCCCAAGAATATTTAAAAAAATATTCGCAGTAAATTCTTCGGATTTTGCATTAATATAAATATGACAACTGAATAAGAGAATAAGATGACTGCACATGCACTCCTAAGCGCATCAGGATCCAAACGATGGCTATCCTGCACCCCCAGCGCTAGATTAGAGGCAACTCTCCCAGACCAAAAACGCCCCCCTGGTTCTTTCGATTTTAGTCAAGAAGGAACAATGGCCCACTCATTAGCAGAAGCTAAATTACGTCATTACTATGGACAAATAGGAATTGAAGAATATGAAAAAGAATACGAGATCATTAAAGCAACACCCTATTTCAATGACGACTTCGAGGCTAACGTCGATAATTACGTTTTATACGTGCGCAGCCAAATCGGCGAAGGTGATACCCCGCTATTTGAACAGCGTGTGGATTTTTCTGATTGGGTGCCTGACGGCTTTGGTACGGCCGATGTGGTTATTCTTTCTAAACACACCATTCGAGTCATCGACCTTAAATTCGGCAAGGGCGTGGCCGTTTCCGCAATCGACAACACCCAGCTCAGACTCTACGCGCTCGGTGCGTGGAGCAAATTTAAAGAAGAGTGGC